TTGGTCCAACTATCCGCTTTTTGAATACGGTAGTCGGGGAACCCGTTATCTAGGGTTCCACATTCAACATAACGATAGGGAAAACGCTCAAGGATGATCTTCACGCGAGTACTCCTTCAGAAGACAGATCTGCATACAGGTTCTCCATAAGCATTTCGTAGTCGTCAAGTGCATCACCCGAGAAGACTACTCCGTTCTGTTCATAGAAGCGACGAACTTTCTTGTAAAGTTTCGGATTCTTTACATCGAGATAACAATCTCCGTTCGCAGCAGACTTCAACATTTGAATGTCTTTCTTGAACTTAGTAGTGAGTGCCATTGGTCTTGTGTGTTTACCTCAGTATTGTAAGGGATTGACGGAGATCCGTCAAGTGGGGGTCGCGAGGATCGAACTCGCCTTAGGCAAATTATGAGTTTGCTGCATTCACCAGATTGCTAGACCCCCAAGAACTCAATCAGCGTCGTTGTTGAGTTCAGTATGTATCTTAATGAATTCATCGTCGGCAGGCAACATTACAGCCCTTTCTCCCTCCTCATTTTCAACCCCGATGGTCTCTCCGTTTTCTACTCTGTCCATAAGTTCATCCCAGTTTTCTTGCCAGTATTCGACTGTGTAAAATTCGATGTCTTCGATTTTCTTCATATTTATTATACCTTATCCTTAAGGTGTTTGGGGACTTTTCTTACTTTTATAACATCCCAGATGCGTTGAAATTCTGGGAATATTTCCATGGTATTTTCATTCCTTTTTTCATCAAAGTATCTCATAACATCAAGGAACTCTGGTATAAGTTTTTGCTCTTGATAGAGATCAAGATACTTAATAAGACTTTCATAAAAATCTACAGACCTCTTTGAATTATTGGGAATGAGGAAGTTGTCAATATGATCTCTGATTTTCTCTTGAGCACGTCTCTTAGTTTGTCTATCAAGAACCCATACAGACATACACCTAGGTCCCTGTAAGAAGTTTAGGAAACAGTAGTCAATGTCTTTCATAAGACCGCGATTGAATAGCTCTTTATGTAAATCCATTACATTAAAGACATTCAACGCCTGGACTGTGGTGTCAAAATAAAGTCTATGTCCACTGTCCTTAAAAGTATCCGTAAATTGTTGGGCATTCGATAGGAATCGATCCCACTTAAATCCTTTACGAATGAGTTCACCTCGTTTCTCAGTTCCTTCAATACTGATGTGAACTTCTACGTCCTTGAACTGTTTCCAATAATCAAAGATGTGTCTACCTTTGTAGATCAAATTACTGAAGTTGCTATTATAGACTAAGGTTACATCTTTTTCTCTACCAAGGCGAATAACTTCATCCAATATCTTGTAATGAGCATCGATGATCAGAGGTTCTCCTCCAGAGAAGTATAGGTGTCTGACCATAGGAATATATGGCAGAACTTCTTCAAATGTTTTATCCTCAGCATCCCACCTTCCAGATATAGTTCCGTTTTGTTCTAATTCAAAACTGGAGGAAGATGTTTCACTACACATCCTACATTTAAAATTACATTTACTGGTGAGTTTGACATCCCAGTGAATAAAACCTGGCTTTTTAACGGTGAAATCGTCATTTGTATCATTAATAATGTGTTCTTTATATTCAGGTTTACACCACTGAGGATCTTTTGGATTCAAAAATCCATTGAGATCTTGTCGTAGAGAACTTTTATTAGACGCTTCGTTTACCCAACAAACTTCACATGACTTTGGTTTAGTACCAGATAGAAATGATTCCCTAAGTTTTTTAATTTTTTCATCATTCCAAATATCGGGAAGAGGTTTTTCTTTGATATCACCCATAGTATATTCGGAAACACAACATGGTTTTACCTCACCATCCTGGCGAATATCAAGATTCAACCAAGGCGCAACGCAGAATACATCGTCATCGTGTTTTACTCTACTTGTATCAATCATTTTTTAATATCCTTTAAAATAGGCACAAGTTCATGAAAATTTTTAATTAAACGATCTACTTGTTTTCTGTCGGTCCCACAAGGAGCGTTTCTAAGACAAATTAAGATACACTCCTCGTCTGAAATAGGGTCTTTTTGTGTCCAACCATGTTCGTCAATCATTGTAGAACTCTCTTTAATTCAGGGAATGTTTTTAAAGTGTCTTCACCACGCAAAGCATCCAGAGCATTCATATATGCTTTGAAGTTGGGAATAAGATCAGATCTTTTTTCACTTGCAAGAAGTTTTAATACACTTATATATCCGTTGATAGAATCCTGAGCTTTAGCGGGCACAAGAACTTCCTTGATATGTTCTTTAATTTTTTGTCCGAGTTCTTTTCTGGTTTCCGAATCTAAGATACAGACAGAAAGAAAGTCTGGGTTATGCAATAGACAACAGTAGAAATCATCCAATTCATTAATAATGCCACGCAAGTAAAGTTCTTTTTGTGCATCCATGGAATGAAATGCAGTCAATGCTTGGACAACGTAATTGATGGTAATTTTTTTATCTGGAAATCTTTCTCTAAATTTTTCACAGTTATCCAAGAATCTTTGCCAATTAAATCCCTTACGAACAAGTTCACCTCTTTCACCAATACCATCAATACTGATCATAATCTGAACATCATCAAACTGTTCCCAAAGATCAAGAACATTGATACCTTTATATGTGAGGGTACTAAAGTTTGTATTATATCTGATTCTTACATCAGTTCTACCCCTCTTGATTAATTCTTGCAGAATTTCATAGTGATGATCCATAATCATGGGTTCGCCACCAGCAAAATAACATTCTTCCACAATGTCATACAAAGGTTCGATGTTATCTCGAACCATATCCATATCAATCTGAGGAAAAGGATCTTTGATATCAAACTCTTTCCGCATTTCTTGTTCCCATGCAGAACTACATCCAGGTCCACACATACGACACTTGAAATTACAAACGTTACTGAGTCTGAAATCCCAGTAAACTAAATTAAATCGATCAAATGTACCATCTTCTTTAGTTTCATCAACATACTTATAGTGATGACTATAACTATTGTTCATCGCTTGACGATGAGAGAAAGCACCAACAGATTCTTCCTTATAACAAGTAGTGCAGAAACTAGATTTCTTCCCTGCAATCATATTTCTACGCAGTTCTTTCATTTCTTCACTGTTCCATGCTTCTTTCATGGACTGATTGATCAGAGATCCTGTCTTAAACTCTCTAGGAGCTCCGTCACATTCTCCAGCAAGATACTCTAATGGATTATCTTTATCAAATCCATCATAATCAAGCATCTTATCGGTATCTTCATTTTCTTCTGTTTCAAGAATAGGCAACATGCAACATGGATATACATCACCATTGCAGTTCACATTCATGTGAACCCAAGGAGCCATACAAAATACTTTGTTAAATTCTGTCATCGGAAAAGATTACCAATAGTTTGTCTAAATTTCACATAAGGGCATTTGGATGCCACCTTATCATCCAACATAGTTAGTTCTACACCATTCATTCTAGCCCATTCTTCTTCACTAACGTAATTACATTCCATCTCAAACGATTGTCTTCTGAAGGGAATAACCAAAAATAGGGGGTCACCATATTTAACAAGTTGATTATCCACATCAATATCGGTAGACATACCAGTCTTGATTTTATAATTCCACTCAAACATCCAATGCAATTGCAAAGGAGATACGTCTGTGTGAACTATACCCTGAACAGATGTAAAATTAGATTTGTTTTGCCAGAAGGCATCCATTATCATAACAGAAATTCCTGGTTCTGTTTTTATAGTCCAAGGAGAAATAATTTTATGAAACCCTCCATAAAGAGGAGCATTTGGAATACCCTCTATTTGATTCATGCCGTGTAGAGAATATCCATTCTGATGATCACTATGGTCATCAAGCCAGTTTACATACAGAAAACCATCTTCTTCTCTAAAAACAAAATCTGCCCAGGATCTTACAACATATCCAGTCTTCAATATCTCCTGGACACCAGGACATTTTTTTATAGTAACTTTACCTCTATTTCTCTCAAGTTCTTTTATATTTTCTGGGTCTGATATAACTGGTGATTCTATTTTATCAATTTGTATATCAGAAAACCATTTTGGAACTACTTTAGAAGCAGGTATAGGTTCTGGGATAATGTCCTTATTACTATATTTGGTATAGAATTGGATTTTCATAATCGGGATGATAGGATTTGAACCTACGGCCACTCGCTCCCAAAGCGAGTGCTCTACCAAACTGAGCTACATCCCGTAGTGACTAAAGTATACTACTTCTTGAACATTTTGTCAAATGGTTCCCAGTGTTCCCATCCGTACTTATGAATTGCCCACATTCCTAAGATGGGAACAAACACTAGGCACCAAGATAAGATACCTAGTGTCCAAGGATTATTCAGTGTCCACGCGGCGAATTGTCCGGCTTGATGCATCATCTTTTTGTTTGTGTTGTTTTAGATATTTGTCACTATCACGTTGAGTTATAAGTGTCATACCAGACTTAATAAAGTCCTTGCTCTTGTCGGTGGGTGAGTTTGCCATCTGTTTGTCCGTTAGGGTAAACAGAACTTTTTACGGGGTTGCTATCCCGAATCACCTCAGCACCTTGTGAGCAGTTCCATCACCATCATACTGATCAGTGTCATAATATCCACCCTTGGTTCCAAAGAACAAAGTTACGATCACAAATGGGACGCAAGAAAATAGTAAAAATTGTGCAAGTATCATGGGTTTTTGGGGTCAATTCCTAGTCTAATTAAATATTCCATCCACCAGTCAGGATCTTTTTTGGTTCTCCATTTTGGTACTGGTTTGCCCTGTTCAGAGTAATACTCTTCTAGAGCATTATCGATAGTCTGTGCGATCTCCATACTCCTCTTCCTCTTCGTCAACGTCAGCATATGCGTTGTCCAAATAGGGTCCTCGTTTTCTGAAGGGTTCTTGGGCAACATACTTCTTCTCCTCGTTAACAGCGGACATCCAAACAGCAATCTTCATTACTATGTAGATGATTGCGAGAGGCGTAAAGCACGCGATAAGAATAAGAGACTGTTTCATTAGTATGCACTGTGCAGTCCATAGACTACTAGAAGGGTTATTAATGTATATACTATAAGGAAAACACGCATAGTGTGACCCATTACATACCTCCGTTTCTAAATCCGATTACATAACCAAGATAAACACCCGAAAGCCATGCCACAAATAACCATAATACACTCTCTATGAATTGAATAAATTCAACGGCTTCTGCATTACTCATGATCGTCGTAAGTCATACGAGTATCCGAATCCCATTCGGGTTCGTATAGTGGGCATGGTTCTTCAAATAAATGGCCCATCCTGAGTTGGTGAATACGTTCTCGCAACTCTTTATAAAATTCTCTTTTTTCGTCCTGGTTCATTTGTCTTTTAAAAGGTCTTCGATCTGTTTACGTGTTTCAGACATCTTCTCTTGTTCTCTTTCAGTATGTCGATAACCATGTTTTCCGTGGAAAATAAAATGACCTTGGATAAACATGGTTACAGCAAATAGTATCGCAGTAATAATTCCAATCCAATCTACAATGTGATTTGTAGCCATGGTAGTAGTGGAGGAATGACGCCAATAAGTCTTAAAAGTCCTTCTGCAAATAAAGCAAGAACTACCCAACCAACACAAAAACTAATTATAGATGCATTACGATTATGTTGTCGTATTGCATCATCAATCATTTCCTGACACTCTTCTTTTGTAATGTAGTGTTCAGGTTTCAGTTCCGTCATCCTGTGTGTCATTCAGTGTTGGTTTTCCCAGCATTTTATCTAGCGGGTCTGGTCTACCGCCTACAATCGCACAGGCTCTTTGATAAAACAAATTGTCTGTGTTTCCAGATTCTTCAAATGTTGCCTTTACTTTCACCCAATTCTCGTAGGTGTATTTGTCCATTTGATAGGTATTTAATTGTACAAGCTATATTGTAATTAGAGATTTCACACTGTCAACAAATGTGTTCATCTCGTTACATACCTTAAGAAAATATAAAACGGAGAGTGGGGGAATCGAACCCCCAAGGGCTTTAACACCTCGACGCTTTTCAAGAGCGGTTCCGTCACCTATCGGATTGACTCTCCAAGTATTCCTTTTCATTCTGGTAGATTTGTTCTTCCCCAGTCCATATTTTATATCCCTGTACTAAGTCAGGGATTAACCACTCATCGACTCGATAGCAATATTTCCAATTAGCGGGTTGGATACAGTTCATTACAACTACGTTCCAAAACGCTACCAGATGTATTAGTAGTGTTTGCATTCCAATGACGGATTACTCCGCTGACAATAAAAGAATTAGTGACCATATAAGAAACGAATATAACAGTCCGTATGCCAGCCACGTAGTTATCATAGGGTTCTGTTTTTTCATCAGAGAAACTCCCTAGTGAATACTTCCATATTTGAAAGAATTGTTTCATCGAACTTCAAAATCTAACTTACGAACCTTTCGCGAACGTCTTGCTTCTTGATATGCAAGATCACTTTGCGAAAGAACATTTTTACTTTGATTATTCTTTGGTGAGTCTAACATGACCACTTGATCTAAGTCAACTGCACCAACTTTGTCATCCACAACCCTCATTTGATTGGAACATCCACAGAACTGAACTTTACTACTACTTGT